AGAACTAGCCAGCCTGATATTTAAAACACACTTCTATCTGTCTATTACAAGGAAAGTATATGGCTGAACTTAGTAACCTAAAACCAATTCAAACTAAATACAAGGGATATCATTTTAGGTCAAGGCTTGAAGCTAGATGGGCAGTGTTCTTTGAAAAGATGGGGCTTGACTGGTCCTATGAGGTAGAAGGATTCCAACTTCCTAGTGGTGCATGGTATCTTCCAGATTTTTTTGTAAGAAATCCAAAAGACTGTTTTGATTATTGGTATGAGGTAAAACCTAAAGGAACTCCACCTTGCCCAAAAGTGAAAGAATTTTGTTTTTCATTGCCAGGTGATAGTGATTTTTTTTATCAAGGTGAAAATAATTTAACTGAAACAATTGTAATAAAGCCCCAGTTAATAATTCAGCTTAATGGTGATCCATTGGATTTTGGTATAGCAATGTGTCCAAGGTGCAAAAAAATAAGCTATGAAAACCCGTTGTTTGATCAACTTCAAGATAATTTTGTCAATGAATACAATTGTGAACAATGTGACATTGCAAAATGTGGAGATGGGGTATTTTTAGAAACTAGAAGTGATGGTTCTGAATTTTACTGGCATAAAGGAACCATGGTTAATCTTAATCTTAATTATGATTATTTTATAGCATCCTTTGCTTGCGATATTGTAGATGCTGGCATGGCAGCTCGTGAAGCTCGATTCGATGGGAGTGATTCCCAATGACCATTCAATTCACCCCACCAGCAGACGATCATGAAAAGATTTACGCTTTCTTCCTTAGATGCTCTGATCTAATTAAGGAACGAGCCAGCGAATATGAACCCCCAGCTATTAGCCTTGGAAAGATCGCGCTTTACTGGTCAGAGTATATAGATGCAGAGATCACACCATACGATGTGGCAATCATGATGTGCCAGTTAAAGATAGCCAGACTTAGTAAGGGTCATCATCAGGATTCATTGGAAGATGCAGCAGCATATCTAGCAATCGCAAACAGTTTAAAGGATGAAACTAATGCCACTCAAAACAGTAACTAAAACTAACCCCTGCCCGATTTGTGGTAAGGGGGACCAGTGCAGCAAGGCAGAGGATGGTGGTGTATGCTGCTTTCGGTCTACTGGCCCACAGACTGGTTACCGCATCCAGAAGAGTAAAGAGTCTAAGGATGGGAGGGAATTCACCATCTATCAACCCATCAGCAATGGATCATGGCAGAAACCAACAAAACAGCCAGAGACTAATGATCTATGGGCTGCAATCTATGAACACATTCTGGCCAAGTTTCCCTGTGATGCAGAAGAGAAACAGGAGCTTTCCCGCAGAGGTTCTAAAGGCTTTGGAAACTATGGCAGTATGCCCTTTAGCAACAGCTCTACCAGAAGGGAAGTAGCACAGGAACTGCTGGAAAAGTTTGGGGAAGATATCTTTAAATGCCCTGGCATATCTAAGAACTGTCCATCAGGCAAAGGCACACTACCTTGGATTGAAGGGGCTGAAGGTCTGATGATCCCAGTGAAAGACTGGAAGGGGAGAATCCAAGGCATTATCATTAGACCAAGGCTGCAGGATGGTGGATCAAAGTATCTATGGATGACATCGAGCAACAAGGGTGGAGCATCCGCAACCCCTAGGCTTCACATTCCTACCCGCACACCGCAGCTCCTGAAGCATACAGTCAAGGTGGATGGACTCTGGATCACGGAAGGTGCCCTGAAAGCTAATGTGCTAAGTGAAATCTATGACATAGCCTGTGTAGGAACACCTAGTAACAACCTTGAACCAGCTAATGCGTTCATTGAAACCCAACCCATGCAGAAGATAGTGCTGGCCTATGATCAGGACATCAACCCAGTAGCTAGGAAAGTAACCTCTAAGAACCTTTTAAAAGTCTATGATAAGTTTCCAGATCATGACTTCTGGTTAGCTGTTTGGGATGGCGCAACTGCCAAAGGGATTGATGATCTACTTCAAGCTAATGGTACATACCAGCTATTACCAAAGCATGAAGCTTTGGAATATTTAAAAGCGTATATCGGTAATGAGCAAACAGAGATCACAGATTACAACTATAACCCTGATAGCATGTTGAAAACTGAATGGACAGAAGCCATGGAACTTGTAGGGGCATTTGGATCAGACATGAAATTTATGTCAGAGTGGGAAGATTTTCTAATGTGGAATGGATCTACTTGGAAAACCGATAAGTATGGTCCTGGCATACTCTATAAAAAGTTTCTTGATAGAAGGATGCAGATGATAGCAGATAGGCAAGAAGATGATCCAGCTAGGAAGTGGCTTATTGGTGGACACAAGATGTCTAGGATGAATGCAGTCATGGCACACCTTAAAACTGAGGTGGCAATACGGAAGAGAGTTTCAGAAATACCAGTGGTTCGGAATGTGATTACCTGCCCTAATGGAACTGTAGATCTGACCACTGGCGATATCAGGAAACATAGCAGGGATGATTGGCAAATGGCAGCTTGCCCGACTGTCTACGATCCTGAAGCCACCTGCCCAAGATGGTTGCAGCTATTAGATGATGTATTCCTAGGATCTGCTGACCTAATTAACTATGTGCAAAAGTTGTTTGGCATGGCAATCACAGGCGCACCTAATGACCATGTGTTCCCAGTGTTCTGTGGTGATGGTAGGAACGGAAAGTCTACTGTATTGGGAACCATCCAGAAGGTGCTAGGTGATGATCTTGCTAGCACAGTGGCCAGTGATTACTTGTGTAAGGGCAATGAATCACACCCAACATGGTTGGCTAGCTTTCACGGCAAAAGGCTGATGGTAGCTAATGAAACAGCCAGGGGCATGGAATTGAATGTTGCACTGGTTAAACTGCTAACAGGTGGCGACATGATTACCTGCAGGAAGTTATTTCAAAACGAGTGGAGCTTTAACCCCACACATACTTTCATTCTTTGTACTAATGAAAAACCTGCCATCCATGAATCCAATATAGCTATATGGGCTAGGATCGCGCTTGTGCCTTTTAAAGCATCATTTAGTGAGGCTAACGGCAATCTTGATACAGATCTTCCCACACGCATTTTAACCGAATCTAAGGGCATCCTAGCATGGCTAGTGCAGGGTGCTTTAAAGTACCGATCTGAAGGGCTTACCAAACCAGAAGAGATCAAGAAGCAGAACGCAGAGTACCGAGAAGATTCTGATCCTGAAGAGTCTGTTACTAGCTGGCTCACCCAATTTTCATCACCAGCAAACAATGACTGGATGAAGTCCAGTGTCATTTATGCACACTACTACAACTGGTGCTTGGAAGGTGGAATCAAGGCACTTGGGATCAAGGGATTTAGCATCAGTTTGAGCAAGGATGACAAAGGCTTTGAGCGCAGACTTTCTGCTGGTTATAAAGAGTTTAGGCGCAAGGTTACCCCTGTAAAAAGTGTTAAGATAGGTAAAGATGACAACAGCTTTTAGGCTAGTTTCTTGGTGGACTTTGCTGAAAAAATAGAAATATGAAGTACACCAAGTACACCAAAAATAACAATTAAATAAGTTAGCCTAGAAAAAGAAAACGGAATAAACAAAATGGATAACATAAGCTTTATTGTAGTTAGTGGACTTGGTGGGCTTCTTGTAGTGGGTGTAAAAACCAAGTACACCAAAGTTAAGTTGTTTATTAGTAATGGTTTATATGTTCTTAGTGGACTTGTAGTACTTAATATTTAAATAAAAGTATTTAAATAAAATAGTATAAAAAGATAGTGTACAAGTGTTTTTATGTCGGAAATTCCGACACATTGGTTAAGTATCCTATAGATTCTCAAAAACTTACCGGAAATCGATCACCAAGTCCACTAACCCCACTAAACCGGATTTTTACCCCAGGATGGATACCTGATTTAAGGTGTCCAATGATCATAAATTTTGATGCAAAAGATACTGATTTACTTTGGCGAATTGGTCAGGCTAAATCGTTATGGTTCAAGAAAAATAACTGGCCTATCCATATCCAAAGGATGACTAAGTTTAACATCAGTGAGGAACAGGCTAGAACCTATAACCAGTTTTGTGGTTTATGTGGTGAGGCAGCTTTATGGGAATGGCTGTATGGCGATCTCTCAGAGTTTTGGGCGCAACAAGCTTACCTGCATGAATCGCAATCCCTGACCGATGGTGGCACCGATATGCCAGGGCTTGATGTTAAGACCAGGGATTTAATAACTGACCCAATTCCCTGGCTAATTATCACACCTCACAAATTAGATACCAAGGTCAGGTATGTGTTATGTGTGGTCCAGTCTGAACATCCAAGCAAACCAGAAACTATAGCTGTTGAGATTATTGGATCCATCCATGGTGAAGTTGTAGACAGACTTAAAGACCATTGGTGGCATGAAGGGCTGCACCGGATCACGATTGAGCAAGAGTATTTAACCCCACCCGAAACTTTAAAATGGTAGGAGAATAG